ATTTGGAAAACATCTTGCGAGCGCTGGAAATTATCAGCGTTATAGCGGGGGGAGGCGCAATTGTCTGGCGCATGGCCAACATGGCTACCAGATTTGAAATGATCGGCGCCCAGCAATCCAAGGAAATCCAGGAATTAAAAAAAGGCATCGAGGCGTTAAGCAGCGTGCTCGTTACGCTCGCCCAGCAAAGTGGCCGGATCGATCGCATCGAGGACCGGCAGATGGCCGAAGGCAGGCGCGTCGATGAAATAAACTCGCGGCTGAACACCTACGTCAACGGGCATTTTGGGAAACCTTCGGTGGCATAGCGATGGCTGGGGCCGGGGACAATAATCAACACCTTCTTAAACGAGAAGGCACAATCACTCTCCAAGAACATTGGGAGGCGCTTGAGGCTGCCAACGAGAAATTCGCGGCTGAGCGCGATAGACGCTATTCCGAAGTCAACATTGAGCGTGAGAAGGCGCTAAAGATCAAGGAAGAAGCCGACAAGGCCGCACTTGGACTGGCGCGCGAAATTCAAAGCTATAAGGACGAGAAGGCCAATCAACTCCGCGAGCAAATAAGCAGCGAGCGCGGTAGCTACGCAACCAAGGAAGATTTGGCTTCGGCGTTGCGAGAAGTTGCCGCATCGATTCAGCCTCTCTCGACGTATGTTGCCAATATGGCGGGACAGACCAAGCAGGTTGACCAACAATTAGGAGCAACGCGCGTCAGGAATGAAACGACGGCAGTCACAAACAGCGGCGTAACTATGCTGATTGCTGGCTTGGCACTCATTATTTCCATCGTCATGCCGTTGGTTTTGCATACCCTCAAATGAAAAATGCCCTCCATCACATTGCCCGCCAACGGCACCTGCATCAAATGCGGGCCGGTGCTGGTCAGGGTGTGGGATACTAGCGTCAAGAAGCCTGGTCCCTGACGTTCGGCGGCGCAAACTTAACGACAGCCGCGTCCTGTTTGGGCGGATGCGTCGCGCGCAACGTCTCCTGCGCTTCCGCAAAGATCACCTTCATCTTGGACTCGTACAGATCGACCTTGCGCATGGCCGCGTCGCGTTGCCGCACCAGCTTTTCGGCGTATTTGCGCAAATGTTCATTCTCTTGCGACACTGCTTGGAATGCGGTTTTGAGCGAGTCGTTCTCCGCTTCCAAGCTGTCGTTGCGCTCGTAAATCTGATCGACTTTGATCGTCAACGCGCTAGCCATTTCGATAGCCCCATCGCGATCGATTGCCTCAGTCATGCTCATTCCCAGCTCCTTCGGTTAATCTCTTGTTACTTTGCTTTTGTATGCTCGTGTCGCTCGTCGGCCCAATTTGCCCAGACAGGCATGTACGCATAAGCTAGGCAGCCGCACAGGACCAGAATGCTGAATAGTCCGTACCAAATGTGCGCGGTCAGGTGGATATAGATCGCCATACCGATGGCGCAGCAAAATCTAATTTCAAATCGCTCAATGCTCATCTTGCCCATTTCATTCCCCTACATATTGGCCATTAGCGCGGACAAGCGCCGCACCAGCGGCCGTTCTCGTCCGGTGCTGATAGGTTGTTCGGGCCGTTGGCGATGGGGAGGCAGACCACGACCATGAGCGATAGGTTCGACCATTGCTGTGATGGTACGTGCTGCGACTGCGATGTACGCGGCCGATAAAGCGCACGCCCTGTTCGTCGCAAAGCTCGACCGAATAACCGCCGTTCTCTGGTTGGTATCGCAGTCTCATGTTAATCGCTTATTACTGAATTTGCGCGCGCTCGTAGCTCGGCTCTCTCGGCCGATACGAGGGTGGTTCCTTGCCAGAGCGAATATGAGCAAACATTTCGGCTACTCGTTTTTCACCAAGCATCTTGAGCAACGCTTCTTGTCGGTCATCCGGCGCACGATTAAAATGGTCAATCCCGATGACCATGGCGACCAGCGCATTATAGACGGTGCCACATTTCCATATAGCGTCATCGTGACCTTCGCAGCAGCCTGCGGGCGGCGGCTCATCTGATACCCACAGGTTATAGACGATACGCAGGCATGATCCGCAGACCGAGCTATATTTGCCGTTCAGCGTTCTGAAGCGGTCTCGCTCGGTCATCTCACTTCCCGGCTGTCTGCTCATTAACTTCCCACGTACCCTTTTTGCCATAGTAGCGCGATGGCTTCGGCTCGCCCAGAAAGTATCGACCGATCGCCATCGTCACCAAATTTTCAACGTGGTGCTGGCTCAGATATTGATCCTTCGGGCTGATCGTCAATCGCGCGACCGTGTAAGGCATTCCCATGATGTCACCCTTTGACGGATGATCGGAAACGCGAAGCAGGTAGGGTGCCCGCGCCGCGTGAAAATAATAGACGCTGGTGCTGCTCTGCGAGACCTGGTGCAAAGCAAAGCCGGCTTTCCGCAATAGAGCACAAGCGTGTTCCCGTGCGGCTATATGATCCAGCTTTGGCACGATCTCTCCGTTTCTATGTCTGAGCCGGATGTATTCCATGGGCGCTAATCAGGGAATAGTCGCCGGAAGCGCTGGCCCAATCCAGGCGCAGGAAGAACTTGATCCATCCTGTGACATACAGCCGGACCTTTTCATCTGCTCCATCGCCGCCTGCATTCGACGGTTCCACTCTGTGCAAGTCGGAAATGATCCGTTCTGAACATCGGAACAGTAGAGCGTCTGTCCGCTATAGCAAGCCACGCCGCCAGACATTGCGAGTGCCATGCACCCGGCACCGATGAAACTGAGCATTTTCAATCTCCCTGCTTTGGACGGGTTAGCATCTGACTGCATCGGTGGTGCGATAGGGGCATTCAAACTCGCATTCCTCGCTCCCCGCTTTAGAGCAATGGCGGCCGAGGCGGCCGTTCGTCCAGCGCCCGCATTCGTCGCCGGGCTCTGACCCGTCATCCTCGGCGTATTGCTCCATTTCGTCATCAATTCGATCCTGCGGCCAGTTTTCATTTGCGGCCTTGGGCGCGGGCGCATCGCAGGTATTCATGATACCGAGGACTGCTGCCTCGCGGTTCGTAACAAAGCATCGCGAGCACATAGTCTCGCCGTGGCCGAGCGTTGAAGGAACCCAATCGTGCTGCATGGCAGTCTCCCGGCATATGTGATGTTATCGCCTAGAAGTTTTTTTGAAGGCGCGGTCGCGCTGCGCCTTGAGTTGGATGGTGGTAAAGAGCGCGATCTTGGTGGCCGCTTCGACAAACCCGTTGTCCTCTCCAAGATCATAGGCCAGACGATAGGCGCTCCCCGTGACCTTGATGATGTAGGACTTCAACTGTGCGATTTGCTTCTCGTTCATGCCGTGAAGCATTCCGCGCGGCGGAAGTCCCCACACATCGAATGGATTGGTCTTTCTGACCTTTGGCATCTGGCGAGTTCCTACTGATTAGCCGCCGCGCGCCATTCGGAGCGCTGCTCGACCGCTAAAAGTTTGGTGAGCATTTCTTTTTGAAGATCAATGCCAAGCAATTCCGCGATCATGAAAGCGTAGTTGCCAACGTCGGCAAGTTCCTCAATCATCTTGGCCCGGCGCTCGGAAATGCCTTTGTCTCCGCGCCAGTCCTTCTTAACGAGATTTGCAAGCTCACCTGCCTCGCCACATAGGGCAAGCGTCATGAACCTCATTCGATCGGCACCATCGAGCGGCCCCCAATGAAGGTGCTGTCTGATATGCTCTCTCAAAATGTCTTGGGCACTCATCTGGAATCTCCCTGCTTTGGACGGGTTAACGCCTGATTTCAATTTCGCCTTTGTCGTAAAGTTCAATTCCCGCTTGGGCCAAGCCTTCGATGTATTCACCAAACCCATACGGCACATAGGCGACAGCGAACCATCCCCACATGAACCGCCAGCCGTCGCCGATGTCGGTTCGTAGCGACGGCTTCCATTGAAACGGCGGGCTGCACTCTAAGAGAACCATCGGGGCCTCACTGATTGTCGTTGGCGGCGTCGCCTTCGAGCCATTGGCATTCCGGCTCTATGAAGGGGAAGGGAACTATCCCCTTGACTCCCTTGGCCCTAGATGTAGCGGTCATCGTTTACGCCCTGCTTGTCTTGCTACACATCAATTTACGCCGTTCTCTTTTGACCCACGCTGCATATTCGCGCATCGCGAGAGCGAACCAGCCTCCGGCGGTAAATATCAGCTTGCCTTTCCAGCTAGTCGGGTCACCAGCAACCAGTTCTGTCACCTGAGCGAGCAACATCGCCAGGGGGAGCGAGATCAGTCCGAGGCCAAGGCTTATTTTCTGACCATCCGTCAATCGCATCCTGGGCTCCTACCTCTAGGGGGTCATGGACTTAAGTATATAATTCCCAACATGCTTATCCGGTTTAGACACACAGCCCTACAGCTTGTGTCTGGCATGCTGCGGCCTTTGCGTGGATGATAGTTGGCCGCGCCCAGCGCCGCTGAAATCCTCTCCACTCCGGGCCAGGCGCGTGCTTTTCCTGCGATGGCGTATCGGGGCGCCATAGCATCGCGTGCGGCGTAATCCCTATCGACATCATCTGATTGAGCCGCTTTTCCGCCTCGGCAAACGTGTCCTTCGGATAGCCGATCAAGACGTAGGCGCGGAGCCGATGCGACCGCGCGGTGAATCCCGCCGCCAGCATCCGGCTTGCGGCGCTTTCCAAGGTCTCGAAAGCGTCGCCGGGATCATAGGCGAAAAACATGTTTGGACGGGGCCGCAAGCTCGCCAGAAGGTCCACCTGATAGTCTTGCAGCGAAAGGGCCTCCAAGCCGCCGGTAAATTCAATGCGCCCCGTTGGGCTTTTCTGGCGCCGCAGCATGGCGAATACGGCCTCGACGTGATCGCGTGGGCACGCCAGCAGATTGTCATCGAGGACGTTCCAGCCATCGTAGATTGGCAGCGGGTTGGCGACCGGCCACTTTTTCCAGACGCCGCAGAACCAACAGCGGCGCGGACAGCCGCGCGATGTGATCGTATAGCCGGGCTTGACGTAGCGGCCGGGAATAAATTCGAGGCTGGCATCGTTGTAGGCCACGCCGCCGATCTTGACCGGCGCGACGTGGCGCCATTGCTCTGCCAATCGTTCGGCGATCGCCCGGTCTTGCGTGAACGTCACCGAGACATGCACTTCGTCAGCCTCGGCAAACATATCGGGCGGTCCAAAGTAGGCGAGCGCGTCGTCAGGCGTTGCGCGCGTCTTTCTCGGAAAAACTCGGATCAGCCTCAACATCTAGTAGGTCTCAGCGTTTGTGTGTGGCAACCGGATAAGCATGATTCCCAAGGGGAATTATATACATGAGTCCATTCGCTCATTTTGACGCCAGTTTTGCCGCTCGGCGCTTGCGGCGGCGGGCGGGCTTTGACTTGGGCTTGGGCCGGTATCGCAGAACTTTGTCCGCGATGGCGTCCAGAGCGGAAGGGATGCGACTAACCACAGCCGCTATCCGCGGTCGCCGGCACGAAAATGTGCGGTGCAAACTCGCCAACCATATCGGCGAGCGTGACCATGCCGTTCCAGCCGATAGCTTGAACCCGATGCGCCGGTCCTTTGGGTTGATGAGCAAAGCAGACTTGCTTGCCGATCAATGCCAAGCCAACCTTTTTCTGTTCAAGATCAGCCGCACCCATGATGAGTTCGTACGGGCAGTAAGTCAGGCGGTCGGCATCATCGTAATCCGCACCGCAGTCTTTGCATCTGACGAGCATTGCATCCTCATAGTTCCGGTATTATGGCCGTGCCATATCAAGCCACCTTATCCTTTGCTGATTGTTCCATCCGCATCCGCTGCACGGTATGGGTGTTCTCCCGGCTGGCGCGGCTGTAGTCCATTGTCATTTCAGCTTGAGCAATATATCGGCGTGACATGGCGCACCTATTGGGCACCAGCAAGCCAAATTCTTGCCCTTGAGTTCGTGACCATCTTTGATGACCATATCGCGGTAAGCCTCTTGCGTTTCCATTGTCGGGTCATCCGATATCGCGATATAACCAGCGAGCATGTGTTCAAACAGCTTAACAGCGTATTCCCGCGTCACATCACGTTGCACTCGAAAAGGATTTCCCCATTTGGTCGTGCGATCAACCTTCACCGTATTAGGTGGCATCCGCCATCCTTTGCGGCGTGATAATTGAATGCGTTTCGGTTTGTCGCTCATGGTGTGCCAGCGCCAATGTATCGCTTATACCCCGCCATAAACGCCTCATGGTCCGCAGCCGACCGAAACTTCATCCCGTCCAGCCATTGCCAAGCGCGATAGGCGAGGACTTGCAGTTCTCCGGGCCATTGCGGGCACGCTGCATCGGCCCATTTCCGAAATGACGGGGCGTCGGTTGGGATTTTGTCGGCGGGGAGGATGGTCATGTCATTCGCCTGCGGTCAAAGTATCGAGCAATTTGCTATGGCGGCTTCGTTCACGTCCGGTGCATTTGTAAACATCTTCATTTGCGCACATCCGGCATCTGCGGACAGTGTATGGTCCGACTGCGTTCAGATAATATCCGACTACCGCCAGCGGGTGCCCGCGTTTGCAAAATTCTTTGGCGGGTCTGTCCGGCTCCCGCAATTCGAGAGTTCTTTTCCTGCCGGTTTTCATCGTTCAACTCCTTAGCGCCGCTTCAAAGCAGCCGCCGTCATCGCCGAGCTTAAATTGGTGAGGCTTGCGCGTAGAACCGTGCCAGAACCGACCCCAGCGCTGACATGGCGGGTGCGCCACTACAGGCCAAGGGCCAGCGTACTTCCGTGCATCGCGCTCAACCGGCCATAGATCGATACCAGGCAAGCCGGCATAAATGCCATCAGCTTCGACAAATAGAGCGGCGATGGTCATGCGGCCTCTCGTTGGATGAAAATCTTGGTGCCGTGCTGCATAACCCGAAAGGACGGTTGCCCGCGTCTGACATAAAGCAACTTTTGCGCCGCCATCGCTTCGATCACCAATTCCGGCGTAAGGCCGTCGAGCGGATGGATGGTCAGAACATCCAAGTTTTTGAGCTTGCCTACATGGAGCAGCCAATCGGAGCGTTTTGCAAAAATGTCAGCCACGGTTGTCCCTGTTAAGCAGAAGTTAGTCGCCAGTTGCCAATTCATCCTTAACCCAAAGGACGATCTTGATTAGTTCCGCGTCCGACACTTTCCCGAACAGAAGAATGAATCCGAGATTGTGTATGAGGCGGCGTCGGTATCGTTCGCGCTCTGTCATGTCGTCTCCGCTGTCGCGCAAAATAGATCGGGCGCAGGCTGCTTTTCCTTTTTGCGTCGCGGTTCCTTCCGCGTCCTTGGCAATCCCGGCGGCTTCGCTTCCGGCACTAAATGCGAGGGCAGTTGGCGACGGTAGCGCCACGCTAGAATTTCCAGATAGTGACGCTGGCGCAAGCTGATTTCATGCTGCGGAAGCAAGTCGGCGGTCGCGGCGGCGTCGGTGATAAACCGCGCGCCCACCCAGCCCGAGCAGCGATTGAGCGCCTTCGCAAGTTCAATTTCGTGCGGCGTCATGCTTTTGGCTTTCCGCTTCCACCTTGCAGCACTTCCAAATCGCGCCGAACGTGGACACCACGATAGGTGCATACGTAAAAATCGCTGTCCTTCGCCGCTAAGATCGCTTCCGCGTCTCTCTTCATCAATTCGGCTCGGTCACGAAGTAGGGCAATCATTTCCGGGACTGTCTTGCGTCCCCAATCTGCATAGCCGGAACCAAAGCGGCCGGGCAGGTTGATGGCGGTCATTCTCTCGCTCATAATCCTAGTCCTCGGCACGCAGCACGTAAGTATCCCGCGCGCATGATCGAAACCGGGCGTATCGGGCGCGGATTTTTTGTTCGGCTTCGACTTGCGAAGCGGCATGAGCAGACGCTGCTTCCGCAAGCGGTTGGCCATCGCGAAAACGATCAAAGGTCCATTCTCTCATCGGATTTCCCGACATATCTGTCATTACTCGGCGCAAACCGCGTCAGCCATCTTCTGCGCGATGGCCGGAACTCGCTCAAGCAACTCCTTTGCGGTAAACTGCGGCCTGCGACCGATCTCGGCCATAGTGCAGAACCATTCCGCGTCGCTCATGCCGCCGGGCCATTGCGGGCAGGCGGCATCGGCCCATTTCCGAAATGCCGTGGCGTCGGTTGGGATTTTGTCGGCGGGGAGATTCATGGGTGACTCGGCAAATAGTGGTTCGGGTTGAGGCCGGTCCACAGGCACAGATAGATGAAGTCCGGGACTTCGATTGGCTTGCCGTTCTCTGCCCGGTAGAGCGTCGCGTGGTGGGTTTTGGTCTTGCGGGCGGCTTCCCGCAGGCCCCAGCCGAAAGCCCTTCTGTGAGCCTTAAGATCGGCCCCAAACTGCTTCCATTTGAAGGTGCGCGGGCGTTTCATCGGCCATCCTCAATGTGGTTCGCCTATAATGCACGCTGCGTTTCTCGTGTCAACCACTATTCCGGACACATAACCTCAGTTAGTCGCTATCGCTGCAATGTTCGCGGCATTGCTGGCGCGCAATTTCAAAGTCCGCCATGCCGCCGTAGCCGGCGCCTTCGATCTTGCGGAGAAAGCGATAGGCGCCCTCAAGGGCCTTCCGCTGGCTCGCGATCTTGGCCTTCATTGCCTCAAAGGCCGCGAATGCTTCCGTCGTATCCACGGTTTCATCGTCGGCAAGCTCAAAGTTTTCGGCGTCGCCAAGAAATACCTCAAGATTAATTTCGTGCTGGAAGATCGTCAGCGGCGGCAGTTTGACGACTTTTCCATCTTCAAGTTCGACTGCCATGGCTCTAAGCTCCCACCCCGAATTGGCCGTTGGCCGCGCGTTCCTCGCGTTCATCTTCTTCGGCAACCCGCTTTTCATTCCATTCGGTCCACGCCTTGTCGCCCTCCGCGGTGAGATAGGCGCTTAGAACAGGGTGCTGTGTCCACGATTGTGAGCGGACGCGCACAACGGCCAGCCCGTTCATGACCATGTAGAGCAATTCTTGATCGAGGTCCTGCGAGTGCGCCGAATCGAAGGTGCGGATGCGCCTGGCTTGGGCGTTGCTTATGGTCATGGCTTATATTCCCGGATGTTACGGGCGATGTATCGACAAGCGTTGATTGCGCCGCCATTGGTCAAAGTGGCCGCGTGCTGATCGGCGACGTTGGCGCAACGCTCGCGCTCATGTTTGCGCCCGAGATTATAGGTATCGCGAAGCTCAAGGTCCCGGTCGTATCCTTGCTCCGCATTCTCTCGCGTCTCTAATGGTGCACCGCGCATGATGATCTCCCTGTTAAGCAGAAGTTAGCGCCTGATTGCTGGCAATCTTGTCGGTCCCAACCGCGAAGGCATCGCGCTCTCGCAAGGCTCGGCATACTGCCGTGACGATCTCGCGGCCGGTCATCAAGTCATGACAGGCTTCGACCAGCGTTTCGTGAACAGGGCGCTTGCCAGACCAGCATCGATGTCGTGACGCGATAGCGACAAGCTCCGAAACGTGGAGCATGAAAAGCATCTTGGCGAGCCACGGGCGGCTGTTGCGGTAACCCTTGTCGGTCACATCGATTAGCCCGGATTCGGCATCAACGGTCCATATCTCGCGCGCACCACCGACGCGCTCGATGATGTCCTGGGCCTCGGTATATTGCCGAGTGTAGGACGTTCCTCCCCGGAATGATTTTTCGAGCATGGGCAGCTTCGTGTTCCACACCGGGGCCAGCGCCACGATCATGCGCGAGGAAATAGGCTGGAACGCGCGTAGCTGGGCCTCTAGGCGGTCGCTCACATCCTTGCTCGACTTAATCTCTACCGAAATAATCTCGCCCTCGGTCACGGCTGCGAGGTCTATACGGTTGCTCGAATAGCGGAGCGGAAGTTCATGGATGATCCGAGCGGCGGGATAGTCGGCGCGCAGGCGGGGCACGATAAGCTCCCGCATGGCCAGTTCCTCGGATGATCGGTTCGTAGTCATAGGGTCCGTGAAGTTAGGCACTTATCTGTCATCAGCCGGCTTTTGCGGCGATGTGTTTGTATCGTTGGTCGAGCAGATAACCCGCAAGGGCATCCATCGCGGTATCTGAAAGCACATAGATTTTGTATTCGCTGCGATTTGGGAAAAGTCCGGTGCGGCCGGTGTCCGTGAGCCATCCATTTTTAATACAGGCGGCAGTCGTGGCGTCGCGAAAGTCGCCGACATTGACCTCGGCGTTCATAAATCCGCTCCACGTCCACGCTATAAACTTGGCCTGCGCAGGAGACGGCATCGGTGTTTTTGGCATCGAATCCTCCGTGTTAATTCCGTAACTGTCGCCGTTTTATGGATGCGCTTTACCGGCGACAAATTGGCGGATGCGTTTTGCCACAGCGCGCTCGCCAACGGCGCCTTTCTGATATATCGACGCGTATTTTCCTTGGGCGAATAGAAACTCTGCCTCATTAAGTCGAATATCAAAAAGCGAGGCTGCCGCATCGAATCCCAGATGATCCCCATGCTCGGGCAAGATAAAGTATTTGGAGCCGCCGTTGGTGAGTCCGGCGCGCTTAAAGGCGCCGCTCAGAACAGCCAGTCCCATCGCGCAGGCGGTTGTTCCACAATTCAGCGCCAACTCTTTATCGTCGCGGGCGTTGCCCCAATCGTGCAAATCAAACTTGATGCTGTTCTTATTTTTGGCGTCCGCTTCGAGCAGATCGGCCAGCTTCAAAAGTCTGCGCTTGTTCATGGTGTCCTCCTACCTCTAAGTTAGCGACATACTTGTTGTTACTCTTTTGCTTTGAACTCGACGCAGCCAAAATCCGGCTTGGTGTTGAGTCCAGCAGCGTAGCCCGAGCAATCGCTGGCATAGAACTTGGTGCCGACGACGGTAGGGGCACCATCAGCTCCATCGGCGCGCGAGCACGTTCCCCATTCTTCCTTCCACTTCGGATCGGGCTTCTCCCAGAACTGGCAATCTTCGCATTTCATCGGAATCTCCCTGCTAACCTGTCGTTACTATTCGACCTGCGCCGGTTTCTTCATGAAGTCGATGGCGCGTGTCACCTCGTCTTTCAGATCGTCGAAGCTGCTGTCGTCCGGCCAGGTGATCTTATTACGCGTCGCCTTGTCGGCCTTCCATGCCTCGTGCAGTTCCTTCGCGCTCGTCGCCCGCTGGATGATCGCGCGCCACTTCGCGACGTACTCTGCTGAAAAAAGAACCATGCCTATCGGCTTTGAACATACAGACCCCATGGGTCGATCAGTCATGATGGCTTTCCATCGTCGCGTGTTTCCAGGTTCCGTCGTACAGCCCGTCGTAAGTCGGGCCTTCGCCGTTCGTCCCGATACCGAGCAACGAACGGAAGGCGTTGAACGGATAGAAGCGGCGGTTAAAGCGGAATGTGAACTCGTTGAGGTAAGTTTGCAGATGCTTAGGGCTGATCGCCCCGTGATGCGTGCCGTGCAGCCAAGCTTTCAGGTTGCTGAAAACAAGGTGGATGATCGGCAGGTACTCTTCGGCCACCTTGGGATCGTTGGCTTGCGCGACCGGCAGATGGTCATAGCCAAGGGCGCCAAGCCCGTTGTAGCCGCCCCATGCGTCCGTAATCACCATGGCGCCCGGCTCTACCGCCGCTTCTACAAAGCCGCCCAGAGACCTGGCGCCGCGCGTTGGCACGATTTCGAGGCGCAACCGCCCGGCATAGCGCCCGCCGCGACGCTGCGGCTTGTCGCCTTTCTTAGCCGGCCGGGTGCGGACTTCGACAGCCGCCGCGACCAGCGTCATATCATGAGTGCCACGTCCTTCGCCGCGCGTCTTGCCGCCGAGCCATGTTTCGTCAATCTCGACGTGATCGCCACGGCCAAGATTGCCGCCGATCCGGTCGCGCCCTTGGCGGACCATGCCGGCGCGGAGCTTGTGCAGGATTTGGAACGCGGTCTCGTAAACGGTAAGGCCAAGCTGGCGCTGGAATTGGACGGCGGATATGCCCGGAGTCACGGTCGAGACCAGATACGCGCCCCAAAACCACGTTGTCAGGGGCGTATGCGTCCGGGCCATGACGGTTCCGACCGTCAGGGACGTTTGCTTGCGGCATTTCCGGCAGGTCAGGACGCTGGTCCGCGTCGCCATGCGGAACGGCTCGCCCTTTTCGTGGCAGTGCGGGCACTCAAAGCCTTTCGGCCACTTGGCGCCTTCGAGGTAGCGGGCGCAGGCCGTGTCGTCCGGGAACAACCGTTGGAAGTCCCGGAGCGACTTGGGGAATGGCAGATGCTCCCATTGGAGCACGTCGGCGTGCGGGGGCATTTACGCCAACTCCTTCCGCAGGAGTTTCAGGGCCGCAATGACATCCTCTGCCTTGCAATCTTCAGGCTTACGGTCGCCCAAATCCACGTTCGGGGTTTCAAGCCATTCGATTGCCTCTGGCGCGGTGAACAGGCGATCAAGCATCTGATAGACGGTCCACCACTGGCTAGCCCTGGTTTTGGCCATAGCTCAGCCCTCCTGCCCGTACATCACGGCTTTCATGTCGAGAATAGTAGCGGGGAGAAAGCTCCAGTTTTCCAAAGGACCGCAATCCGGCCGCTCCTTGATGTATTTCCGGGCGGCATCAAAAGCTTCTGCCATCGCGCGCGCCGGGTCTTGATCTTGCGCAAACAAGCGCCGCACGCCGTCAGGGCTGCGACCAACGTAAGCTGCCTTCTTTTCTTTCGTTCGCATCTTCCTCTCCATCAAAGGGCGGGGTTGCCCAATGACAGGATACTAGCACAGGTCGCTGTATGTGTCAACCCGATAGGCATGAAAAGAACCTCGCCGGCTCCTATGAGGGGCTGTTGTGCAGGAGCCGGCACGGTCGAACCGCATGTTGCCACGCGGCTAAAAGGGGACATCCCCCGATGAATTTCGGTCCAAGGGCGGCATTGGATCGTCAATATATTGCGGGTGCGGCTGCACTTGGGGCGGTGCGGGCTGTTGCGCGGCAACCGGCATCTGCTGCTCAGCCGGCGGGGCTTTTACGCGAACGGCCCACGTAGGCTCACCTTTGAAATCGACCATTTCCGGGTAAAGGGTAATGCGCCGTCCCACCCAAAAATCGGTATTGTTGCCATACAGCAACGCAATCCGCTTTGCGTTAGTGCGGTTTGCGATTAACGCCTTCTTGGCACCGACGAATTTGATGACGAGCTTGTTGCCCTTGTCAAATTCCTTGGCTTGCACGCTGCCGATTGCCAGGGTGAACTCGCGGGCTTGCGGCGGCACATCCTTGGTCATCAGGTCAGCGGCCTTGATCGTCTCGCCGCCAAAAACGTCATTCACGTCAGGCATGTTTCAAGTCCTTCTCCGGTTGCATCAACAGTTGATGTTGCTTCTCGATCGCGGTCGCCAGCATACGCAAATTCCGCACATCGTCGGCCATCTGCAGCATGGGTAATGTGCCGGCTGCAAATCCGAACTGCCGTAGCTTGGCCAGTTCATCCAGCCAATAGCGCGCATCGGACACGAACGAGCCGGTTTGCACATGCAGCGAATTGCACAGGTGATGGACGGGATAATCGGTCACGAGAACACCCCGTTCTCGGCTTCGTCCGCGGCCCACTCCCTGTCGGTGAGTTCCGTCAACGGCCAATGCGAACTGACAATGCAAATTGCGTGCAGCCGGGCTGCTTGCAAGTCCAAGCCCTCGTCAATCAGCCGGGCTACGGTTGCGGTCATGAATTCTTCGCGGGTCATAAGTCCCATGGCAATCGCGCCTGTTGCTGCCAGATGATCACAACCGCGGCCACGAGCCAACCAATAAAGATCAGAAGTAGTAGCGGCTGCAACGGCTCAGTGTTCATATCGCCATTTTGCACATGCCAACCGCATTGTCAATGATGCCGCTTGCATTTATTTTTCAGGTGTGCATATTGGCGGCATGGTCAAACCAGCAGACATCAGGCGACATCGGAAACGCCGCGGCGAAAGCCAAACCGAATTTGCCGTTCATTTTAGGGTCAACCAATCCACAATCCACCGCTGGGAAACCGGCAAGCTTCCGATCGACGGAATTGTCGAGATTGGTGTCGAAGCGGTACTCGCCGATCTTTCCCAAGAAGCCTCGCGAGAATATCTCAAATGACCTATCGCGGCACAGGTAAGAGCGATTGGCCAATCGAGCGCGTTGAGCAGTTGCAGGTGTTGGCGGCCAAAGGGTTGTCCGCACGGCAGATGGCGGACAAGATGAAGATGAGCCGCAATGCCATACTCGGCATGTGCTACCGTCGCGGTATTGCCATCGTTAAGCAGGCTTCCAAGCCCAAGCAGCGCCGTATCCGGGCCGGAGTGGGTAATGCGCGGATTACGCTCAATACCCCACGACGGCCCAGGGGCGACCCTACGCTGGTCTTTGAAGCGCCGGCCACTCAGCCACCCCAAATCCCAATTGACGCACCCAGCTTATCCCTGGCGGTCAAGATCATGGGTCTAAAGGATGATTCGTGCCGGTTCCCGGTTTCGGAAGAACCGGACGTGAACATGCTGTATTGTGGTGCAGTGCAGCAAAATGGCTGTTCGTATTGTCCGTATCATGCGCAACTGGCGGTACGCCAGAGGATGGTGACCGTATGATTTATCGAGGCTTTTTGCCAGCGGGTAAGACGCGGGGGCAAAAAGCGACAAGCGCACTACCCGGGTGATCAAAGTGCGGCCGCGGTCCGAAAGGCGCGAGCGGCGATCGGCAGGGTGCGGAACGCCCTGGAAGTTGGCGCCAAGCTGGTAGCCGCCGCGGCTTACCAGCGCCCAAAGCGACGGCCCGGCTCCGTCTGGCAAGATCGCGAGGGCTAGGAACCACCCCGAATGCTTGCCTCGGGGCTGGTCGTCCTATGCCCTCGCTCTGACCCTCACCATCTGGCAAGGACTTGAAGGAAGTAAGTCTTAACCTGCTGAAACGAATATAAAATCTTGCTTGTTGGAAATTTTGCCGAAATTTTGGGCTGTGGAAACCTGTGGATATGTGGAGAACTCGATGACCTTCCCAAGCCGCCGGCCGGATGTCGACTACGACCACGCGGAGCCGCGCACCCCGGAATGGGAGAATGCGTGCTTCGTCTATCTCAAGTTCTGCCTCGATCGAATGCCGCCGAACGCCATTCGGGCTGCGGCCAACCAAGTCTACAGGCACATGCCGATGGTGGGCCGGACCCGGCGGGAAACGGTGCACTAAATGATTGAACTGAAACGACAATCCCCGGAAGTCTACTTTGCGAAGCAGCCGATATCGGCAATTGGCGCGTCGGAACTCCGCTTTCTCAAGGAAGCTGCGATGCGCTCGACCCGCCACCGCTGCCGCATCTGCCTGCACCTGGACGAGCAGGCGCTGCTGCATGAGACCGTGCTGGTCTACACCAAGTCGACCTACAACCGGCCGAACCGGCATCCGATGGCGGAATCCTTCCATTTGCTGGAAGGCGCGTGCGATGTGATTTTCTTCACCGACGATGGGCAGCTCGACAAGATCATGCGCATGGAAGCCGCGGTACGCGGCAATGGTGCGCCGTTCATCGTGCAGTTCCCGGTCATGGTCTACCACACCATCATCGTGCGCAGCGATTGGCTGGTGATCCACGAGACCTGCCGCGGGCCGTTCGTGCGCGGGCAATCGACGCTGTATGCGCCGTGGGCGCCGGCCGAGACGGACCATGATGTCGGGGATTTTCTGGCGAAGTTGGAGGGGTACTGCAAATGACCACGCGGCGCGGATTTATCACTGGATTGATCAGCTTTGTTGCCGCGCCGGCTATCGTGCGGGCTGGATCGCTGATGCCAATACGTGGAATTGTCATGTCGTCGTGGCCGTATAGTCAAGATGAAATGGATGCCATTCATCGGCAAATTGCGGCGGCTTTTATGGATTTGCAAATTCATCGGCAAACTCTTGTTTCGCATTGGAACGAAACCGCGGCGTTTTACCTGCCATGACCCGCAGCCTCATCATCGGCGCCACCGGCGGCATCGGCCGCGAAGTTGTGGCCACATTGGCGGCGCGGGGCGATGCCATAGTGCCGTTTCGCCGCGAACGCACGGGCGTCGTTTACCCGGAAATCGCCAGCTATCTCATATTTTTGCAGCGGAGCCGCGAAAATGAAAACCAATGGCAGCACGAGTTCAATATCAGTCTCGACCTGACCAAATCCATAGTTGAGAAAATGACCTTCACCGGCCCCGACAAAGCCATCGTGATCGTCACATCGGTCAATGCCCGGCTGGTCAACCCGCAAATGCTCATTGGCTACCATATGGCCAAAGCCGCCCTGGAATCCATGTGCCGCTATTGGGCGGTGGAGCTCGGCCCCAAGGGCATCCGCTGCAACTGCGTGGCGCCGGGCACGGTATTCAAAGGTGGCCCGGACTGGCCCAACAAGGCGTTTCACGAGCGGATCACGCCGCTGCGCCGCATGGGCACTGCCAGCGAGGTTGCCAGCGCAATCGCGTTCCTGGCCTCGCCGGCTGCTTCGTTCGTGACCGGGCAGGTGTTGACCGTGGACGGCGGTGTTTCTCTACAGTGGCAGGAAAGTCTCGCAAATGACCTATCACAAGCGCACCACATGCCGGCTGTGTGACTCCACCCGGCTGACGCTGGCGCTGCACTACCCGCCGCAGCCATTGGCGGACGATTACCGCAAGGACCGCAATTTCGGGGTTTGCGATGCTTTTGGCAGCAAGCATTGTATCGACCGATGCCAAGACCATCAGGACTGCAGCGCAAAGCCTACCAAACTTTACCCCCTCGACCTATACCTGTGCGACGACTGCGGCTGCGCGCAATTGCTGGACGTGGTGTCCGCGGACGAGATTTACCCGCACTACACCTACGAGACCGGTTCTAGTCCGGCATTGGTGGAGCATTTTCGGCAGTATGCGGCCGATGTTGTCGAGCGGGCAAAACTGCGGCCGTATCAATTCGCAGTCGATATCGGCTCAAACGACGGCACATTCGGGCTGTTCTTGAACAAGGATGGTCGGCCGGTATTGGGAGTTGATCCAGCTCCGCTGAACACTCGTGGACTGCCCACCATCAAAGAATTTTTCAACGCAGAAACCGCCGGCTTAATCCAAGCAACTTATGAGCGCCCCGGTCTCATCACGGCCAACAACGTCTATGCCAACATCGAGGATCTACGCAGCTTCACCGAGGCGGTGCGCAATTTACTGACACCGGATGGTGTGTTCGTGTTCGAGACGTTCTACCTGGCCGATCTGATCGACCACATGGTATTCGATTTCATCTACCACGAGCACCTGACCGCGTTCGCGTTGTCGCCGCTGATCGGCTTTTTCCAGCGGCTGGGGATGCAGGTATTCGACGTGCAGCGCGTGGCAACCAAGGGCGGCAGCATCCGCGTCTATGTGCAGCACGACAGCGGCAAGCGGCCCGTAAGCAGCGATGTGCCGGCATTGGTGGAGTGGGAGTATTTGCGGGGGCTGCACAACATCGCGCTGTTCGACAAGTTCGGACTGCAGATCAATGATGCCAAAGCCAAGCTCGGCAAGTGGCTTTCAGCACACCGCACAGTCGGGCAAACTATTGCCGGCTATGGTGCGTCACCCACAAGCACAACGCTGATCTACTCATGGGAACTGCGCAAGTTCCTGGATTATCTGATCGACGATTGGCCGGGCAAGCAAGGCACGTTCAGTCCGGGGCTGCATTTGCAGGTGCACGGGCCAGAGACCTTGATGGGATTATCATCGGCAGTATTGATGCCCGACTACTGCATCATCCTGGCCTGGCGCTATGCCGAGCAGATCATGGCCCGCAATCCGCAATACCGCGGGACGTGGATTGTGCCGCTGCCGGAACTGGGGGTGGTCAAGGGCGAGGATATTCATCGCATGATGCTGGCCCACGCCCACCATGTGATTGACGGGCCGCCAAGGATCATCCCTTAGCAATCAAGATAAACGCCAGCACGACTATTGCCGCGGCAACGATCAGCGCAGCGTGCTTTAGCAATCCCGGCATATATTGGGCAGCGGCTGACGATCGGGCGGTAGTGGCGGCACCTGACTGACGATAGTGTCAGCGTCACATATTCCGTGATACGCCAATCTAATGCCTCGGCCCGATCCGGCAGTCGTACAGGCCAAGCTGCGGGAGATAGCGCACCGCTATGCCCGCAAGCGCAAGCACGCGACCAAGCCTCAATTCGCCGCGTTACGGGTTGCCGAGCTCAATAAGCTGTACCGAGCTCGCTACGGCGAGGTGCTGCCGGATATTCCCCAGGTCCGCGATGCCATCCACATTGCCACACAGCACCTCGTACAACTCGCCGGCGCGCCGTTGGACAGGTTGCTCAAGTGGTCGAGCATCATGGCGCCGTGGCTGACTGTCGGAGAGGCCATGAGCATCCTTGCCGAGGTCGTACAGCGGCCGATGAGTTGGAAGGCCGATAGCCTCGCCTGGCGGCTGCGGCTTACCTACGCCGATCGGCAGGCGCTACGGATCACCACCATTGGCGCAATAGATTTCACCAAGAAACAGCGTGAGAACAAGCGCAAATTGGCATCAAAAAAGCGTTCCAAATTGTGGCGCAAACTCAAGCGGTTATCCGCGAACGCACCATAAGTACTGTCGTATATGCTGCGTTCGGTCTCAAGGGCCATACTCAGCTTTGGTGAGTCGCTTCAATGCCAAGCCGCTTCCTTATCCGCGGTCGCAAGGCTTACTCGGCAATGAGAATGAATAGGCTCGGCTTGATCGCTTGCCTGGGACAGCACCGGCATTGTTGCTCAGTTCAAGTCGATTGCTGTCATTGGCATTGGCTATGATGCGCGTGTAACAATTTTGGGACTGATAATAATATCAATGATTTATCCTGTGGATATCGTGGTATTTTTGGCCGTAAATCGCGTGGTGTAACAAAATTGGGATTCATCTCATTTATGGATCATTACGCATAACGACAGTCCAAAGCACGAACAGCGAACGTCATGCCTAATACATTGCATTAGTATCGCATGTTATGTTATTGATATTGCCACACAATCAGCCTCCAATCGGCAAAATGTTCCATAATGGTAGTTTATGCGAATTGACCAGCTAAGCCATTGATATTGCTACATCTGGCGCGGGACAGCTGCCGGGCGGTCATGGGCAAGCATGCTTAGGGCCGGCAGTGGGGTGGGGGAGGGGGACTTTTTGGCACGCTCGAAACCCGACTACTCTTTCCAATTTCGCGGCCCATCTCAAATACTTAGTTGCATAAATGCAACACTTATTCTGATGCTGACCATCACTCAATTTTTGGGCGGTCGCCTTTCAAATATGTGTTGCATTTATATCACATTGACGGATAACCGAGTTATGTCGAGTATGGCCACATGTCGCTAGATGGCATTGTTCCGGACATTCCGCTGCCCGATGTACTGCCGGAGGCCCTACGGGACCTCAGGGACGAGCGCTGGCGCAAGTTTGTCTGGAACTACGTGTTCAATGGCGCCAATGGCGCAGAGGCTGCCAGGGCTGCCGGCTATAGCGATGTGAAGGAGGCGGCCAAGGTCCGGGCGCATATTTTGCTGCAGCGCGAAGATATTGATGCGGCAATCCAGGCTTTGACCACCAAGTATCTGTTTAGCCTGGCCCCGAAGGCGGCAATGGCTCTTGAACGGCTACTGGACAATCCAAAACACCCCAAGCACGACCGGGCGATTGACATGGTTTTGAACCGTTCCGGACATGGCGAGACCTCGAAGGTCGATGTCAGTCTGAGCGGTAATGTGGCGGTCAGCCATTCCGACGCTGCGGTTTCCGACCTGCGGCGGCTTAAGGCTCTGGGGTTGCCGCGGGATCGGCTGCTTGAAGTCTTTGGGTTTTCCGGTCTGGATCGTTATGAGCGGATGTTGGCGCTGACGGATCAGGTCGGCGTTTCACGTGAAACAATCGATACTGCCGCGGTGGAGGTAAAGCCGGATGGACAATAGGTTTGAGCAAGACCTGAACTCACCTTCACTGTTCCGTAAAGGCGGCCTGCTGCTGCCCGGTCCCGACCGGGTGCATATCATGGTGGGCAAGAACCCGGACGGGTGCTGGTACATCGATCTGCGCGGCCCTACTGGCCCGACCGGCAACATCCGGTCGGTGATGACGCCGCTGCAGATGTTCAATCTGTGTACGCAGACGTTAGGTCACATGGGCTATGCGGTGGAGTTGAAGCCGCCGGCGGCGGATAGTTACGAACTGCAGTTGGCCGAGGCGGATAGGCCGTAGTTGCAAATATGACACAGGATGGAGACACGGAAGAAGGCCCTGACCCGAACGATGTCCGCAGGCACGCCAAGCGGATGTACACGGAAATGCAGTACCGGCAGAAGTTCCGCCGGTTCGATTTTTACAGGCCCAACCCCAAGCAACTTGAGTTCCACAATACGTTAGGCAAGGAATTGATGCTGCGCGCCGGCAATCAATTGGGGAAAACTCATGCGGTTGGCGCACAAGTCACGATGGATGCGCTGTCGATGTATCCGGACTGGTATGCCGGCCGTCGATACATAAAGCCGCCGGTAATTGAAAGATCGATTGATTTTCTGGGCTGGGCGGCCTGCACCAGTTCGCTGAAAACCCGCGACGGCGCGCAGACCAAGCTGCTTGGCAATCTAAACGAGGACGGTCAGGCGGCGCTGGGGACCGGGCTGGTGCCGCTCGACAACATCATCGGCCGGCCCACGATGGCTCGCGGAATCGGCAACCTTGTCGACACCGTGACTTTGACCCGTGAAATCGGTGGCAAGGCGGTCATTCAGTTCAAGTCCTACGAGCAGGGCCGGCAGGCTTTCGAGGGCTCCGCGGTCGATGAGATATGGCTGGATGAGGATATCAAGGGCGACGAGAACCCGAACATCTACGGTGAGTGTATCGCGCGGCTGACCACAACGCGCGGCCAAATCCGCATGTCGATGACGCCGATGCTGGGCCTGACCTGGGTGCGACGGCGGTACAAATCCGGCGACGGGGGCGCCCGGGAAATCCTGATGACGATCGAGGACTGCCTGGTCAGTAAGGGTGGTCACATTCCCGATGAGGACTTGGCTTCGATCATTACCAGCACGCCTGAGAACAAGCGCCAGACGCGGCTTTATGGCGCCGACATGCAGGGTGAGGGCGCAGTATTTGAGACCCCCGTCGAGGACATCAAACACAATCTGTCGATCAATGACGTGCCGCCGGAATGGCCGTGGCTGTGGGGGCTCGATTTTCGTCACTCTGGATCGATATCGACCGGCCACCCGTTTGCGGCCGTTCTTGGTGCGTGGGACCGCTCGACGGATCGCATCTACATCATGTACGCAGTGCGGATGCTCGGGCTCGCGGCGGATCACGTCAAGGCAATTCGGAGCCACATGATGGGAGCGGCGCCGGCGGCGTGGCCGCACGACGGTGGTCGCGGCGGCAGCATAATTTCGGGAGAAACCATTGCAGTCACCTACAAGAAACTCGGGCTTACGATGCGTCCAACCCATGCCGTGTTTCCGACTGGCGGCTATGATTTCGAGGCCGGTATTACCGAAATGGAAAATCGTTTCGCCAGCAAGCGGCTTTTGATCGCACGCAACTTGCCGCAAGCATTTGATGAATATCAGGGATATCATCGCGTGAATGGTCTTGTGAACAAGATTGACGATGATATTCTGTCGGCCATCCGGGTGCTGTGCATGGATATTCGCTACGCCAAAACGACCCAGGATTTTTATGTCATCCTGCAGCACCGAATGGGCAGGGCTGTCGGGTTCGCGGTCGGCAGTCCGCTGCATCCGGACGGGGATGGCAATATCTTCGGATGAATGGTATTTGTGCCGCAACAGCAGGGAGCTACCACCCATGGTGACCAAGACCCCCCGTGAAATCGATGAGATGAGGCAACTGATCGCCCAGGGCAAGCTGCCGCCCGACGCCATCGAGCAGCACATCGAGCACGAATACCAGCAGACGTTCGGCCAGAACTACAAGACCGACGCTGACGGCAACCCAATCGAGCAGGGCCGCGGCAGCAAAGCCCAGCCCACCCGCGGCTCCATTGATGCCTACATCAAGAACCAGACCGAGCGGCGCCATGGCGGCCCCGAGAAGGGCTATGCCGAGACGCTGCAGCGGATGGAGGACGAGCTGGCGGCCTTCAATGCCAACAAGCCTGCGCCGGCAAAGCGCAAGCCGGGACGACCCGCGCGAGCAGCTTAAATGCCCACATCGCTCACCACCCCCGGCGCGTCGAATCTTATGACCGGCACCGACCTGTCGGCCGCGGTTGCTGGTGAAAGTGATGAGGCCCGGCGTAAACGCCTATTGGCTCAAGCCCAAAACCGGCTGCTGCCGAACACATCATCGACGCCGGGGGCATCATCGTTGGGGCTGACGCTTAATGGCTATGGCGGATAGAACACAAGGCTACGTTCCGTCCGATGAGGAAGTCCAGCTCTATCGCGACGACTATCGGCTGTTCACCGAACTGCAATTGTACCGCAATGTCTTTGCCGCGCAGTGGGAAGAGGCTGCCCGGCTGATTTTGCCCACGTCGCTCAACACGTTCTACTATGGGGCATATAATTTCCCCGGCATGAAGAAAACCGCCGAGCAGGTCGACGCCAGTGGCGCGCTGGCATTGTCGCAATTCGTGGCCATCGTCGACAGTCTGGTGACGCCCAAGAACCAGATTTGGCACGGCTTGAAAGCCGATCCCACTATCATGAAAAACCGCGACGTGCGCGAGTATTTCGACGATGTGCGGGATATCCTGTTCGACTACCGCTACCGCCCGATCGGCAACTTTCACGGCCAGAACACCAACAACTGGCAGTCGCTTGGCGCGTTCGGCAATGCCACGATGTTCGTCGACAAGCTGGATTCACGCTGGCACCACGGCTCGAAAGGGCTGCGCTACAAGGGCGTGCCCCTGGGGGAGACCTTCTACGGCGAGAACCATCAGGGCATCGTCACCATCATGATCCGCTGGTTCCGCCGCACCGCGCAGCAGGCCGCGGAGGCGTTCGGGTTCGAGCGGCTGCCGGGCACGCTGCGCACTGCGTTGGACAAGCAGTCGCAGACGCCGTTCGATTTTCTGCATGTGGTGCGCCCGCGCGAGGACTATGACCCCAAGCGGCTGGATGTGAAGGGAATGCCATTTGCCAGCCGGTACTGGTGCGTGGCGGGCGAGGCCATGATGGCCCCGGAGGGCGGCTTCCGGGTGTTTCCTTATGCGGTATCCCGTTATGACCAAACGCCGGGCGAATGCTATGGCCGCGGGCCGGCGCAACTGGTGCTGCCCGGTCTCAAGACGCTCAACGCCATGAAGCGCACGTTCTTGAAGGTGGGCCATCGCATTGCCGATCCGGTCTATCTGATCGGCGACGACGGGTTGATGAGCCTCGACCAGCGGCCGGGTGCGATCAATCCGGGCGGCATGTCGGCTGACGGCAAGCCGTTGGTCGGCAAGCTGGTGGAAGGAAATATCCAGGTCACCTTGGAGATGATGCAGGAGGAACGCTCCATCATCGACAACACGTTCTTCACGCCGCTGTTCAAGACGCTCACCGACCACCCCGACATGACCGCAACGCAAGTCATTGAGCTGATGAACGAGCGCGGCATGTTGATCGCGCCCACGCTCGGCCGCCAGCACAGCGAATATGTCGGCGGCCTGGTCGAGCGCGAGATTGATTTGCTCTCGGAAATGGGCGTGCTGCCGCCCATGCCGCCCGCACTCAAGGAAGCTCGCGGCGAATATCAGATCACCGACACGTCGCCGTTGTCGATGGCGGCCAAAGCCAATCAGCTGGCGGGCTTCAACAGGTGGGTGTCGCAGTTGCACGAATGGGCATCGGTGACGGGGGATATGTCGATCCTCGATCCGGTGAACTTCGACACCGCAACCCCGGATGCCGGGCGTATCCAGAACGTGCAGGAGAAGTGGATCAGCACGCCGCAGCAGATACAGGCCAAGGCCAAGAACCGTGCGCGTGCCGAGCAACAGAAAGCAGCGGCCGAAGCCGCACCCGGTCAGGCGCAACTCTTGACCGCGCAGGCGAAGATTCAGAAGCTCAATCCCGGCGCGCAAAGTGCCGGCCAGCCGCAGCCACAACCGCAAGGGGTGTGATGCAATTTGCCAGGATGGACAAGCACCAGCTTGCCGCCACATGGCAGGTGCGTTGCCTGAAAGCGGCCGACCACAAGTTTGCATCGGTGATGCTGACCGTGTTCTATTTCGTCTATATGGAGCAGGCGCAATATCTGATGTGGCAGGCTTACGGCCGCGCAAGTGACTTGCGGTTCCCGTTCCACACTGGCGGCGCCACGATCGTCAACTCCGGTCAGGTGGTGTGCGATCTCAACATCGGCCGCGTTGGCGAGCGGTTCAAGGTGCGGCGCAATGTCAAGGTGTTTGACACCGAGGGCGAGCTGATAAGAGAGTTCCGCAACCTTGCCGACAAGCTGAAACTCACCGACACCGAACGCACCGACATGACCGACACCATCAGGAAATGGATTGTGGCGGACCACAGAATTAACTATTTGGGACAACGAGTTGCCTCGTAATGGCAAGCATTCACGAGGAAATGAACGAGAAACGGTATCTCAAGCAGGGATACCAGGAGATATTCGGCATTCCCGGTACTGCCAGTCACGCCGCATTGCAGGACTTCGCCAACTACTGCCACACCTTCGATGTGGCCGCGCGTAATCACGACGAGGCGCTGATAGCGCTCGGCCTGCGCCGGGCGTTTTTTCACATTTGGCAGTATTTGAAACTTGAGCCGGATGAACTGACCCAGATATACCGTAGTCACGCCAATGGCCTCAATCGCAATCAAGGAGATGGGTAATGCTGTGGCAAAAAAATCATGGGAAGTTCTATTCGCCCGAAGGGAGCGCGTCAGGCGGCGAAGGTGGGGCCGGCGCAGCCGCCGCGCAAGGTGGGGCCGCTGGAAGTTCCGATGGTGGCGGCGTATGGCACGCGGGCCTTGACCCTGAGGCGCTGGGTGTCGCCAACAACAAGGGCTGGAAGCTCGACGATCCGAAGGCTGCGTTCGAGACCGCGGCCAAGGCATACAAGTCGTTCGAGACCTTGCGCGGCATTCCTGCTGATGAACTGGTGCGGGTGCCAAAGGCCAATGCGGCGGCCGACGATATCAAGGCGTTCCGGCAGCGGCTGGGCGTGCCCAAGGAGGCCAAGGACTATGACCTGTCCGGCCTCAAGTTTGCCGGCGCCGAGCTCGAGCCGGGCTTTGCCACGGCGCTGCGCAACGGCCTGTTGGAAGCCGGCGTGACCAAGGACAATGCCGCGGCGGCCATCAAGCCGGTACTCAAGTGGCTGGAAGATTCCGATGCCGAGGAAAATGCGGTCCTGACCGGTAAGGTCACCAAGGAGAAGGAGGACCTGGACCGCTCGTGGGGTTCCAACAAGGACAAGAACGAGTTTATCGCCAAATCCTACCTCTCCAAACTTGCCACTGCCGCGGGCGTGTCGGCGGACGAGGCTTTGGCCGCATGGAACGCGCTGTCCAAGGTTGGCGGCATTGGCGCGGCTTCGGCCATGAAGATGCTGCTCGCGGGCGGTATTGCCACCGGCGAGGATCGCTACGTGGGACCCGGCGGCGGGCAGGAGAACATGCCGCTGTCGCGCGAGGGTGCGCTGGCCCGCATCGACGCGCTCAAGAAGGATACCGACTGGCAAGCGCGGTATCTCAAGGGCGGCGTCAAGGAGACCCAGGAACTGCACGGGTTGCACGTCATCGCCTATGCGCCTAGCCGGGCGGCGTAGCGATGCCCCCGGTCAGCGAGAAGCAGCGGCGGTTGTTTCGTTGGGCTGCCGCTCATCCCGGCGCGGCCAAGGAACGTGGCATCAAGCCTTCGGTTGCCAAGGAGTTCAACGCTGCCGACAAGGGCGGCCATCTTCCGCTGCGCAAGGCAGGCAGGCATGTCCGAAAAAAGGGATGACGTAGCCGCGCTCGGCAACCGCGCCGTGGTGCAGATGCTTGAGGAAGTCCTGGCCGAAGCCCGCAAGGGCAAGATGAACCATTGCGCGGTGATCATGTCGATCATGGGCCAGGACCCCGGCTTTGGCGTTGCCGGCGAAGTCTGCATGGGCGACGTGTGCAAGCGCGGCATTGTCGAGTTGATCAAGTCGATCGACGGCCGCGCCAGCAACGGCATCATGCCGCCGCGCGACGAGACATTGGGCGACGATTATGTCTGCTACAACATGGTGGTCAGCCCGGTTGCGTTCGATTTTCTGTTCTGGCTGGTCGACGCGGAAATGCGCCGCATTGCATCGGGTGCGCCGGCCCCGCTCAAGGTAGCGTTCTGGAAAGGCCAGGATGGCATCGGCCGGCTCAACGAACCGATCATGCGGCAGTTCTACGACAACGTGATGCGGCCGTTATTGCCCATGATCGGCGCGGTCGAGGTCGACCACAAGAAGTTTATGGGCCGCTGCAAGAACCTCTATGTGCCGCGCGATATCGTGAACTACTGTAACGAGGGGCAGCAGGTTCCGAAACTGAAAGCGCCGGGCGGCTCAAAGATGGAAGTGGCGTTCTGGCTGCACAAGCGCGGCATCGTCAATCCGGTCACCATCACGCTGCGCGAGGCGCAGCACTGGGATCATCGCAACAGCAATCTTGATGCTTGGCTGCGGTTTGCCGCGGACCTGAAACGCAAGGGCGAGCAGGTTGTGTTCGTGCGCGATACCCGGCGTGCCATGGAAAAACTGAAAAGCGAAACAACCTATCCCGAGGCCGCAATCGATTTGCACATTCGCACCGGGCTGTACGAGATGGCCAAGGCCAATCTGTTCGTGGCCAACGGCCCGGCCGCGCTGGCGCTGTTCACCGAGCGTCCGATGTTCTCGCTGACGCCGCTGGAAGATGAGGGCCACACGTATTTCCCGAACACGCCGTCGTTCTGGACCCAGCACATGGGCATCACCCCGCCCGCGCAGTTCCCGTGGTTGCGGCCCGATCAGTTCCTGGTTTACGAGCACGATACCTATGAGAATATCAGCGCGGCATGGGAGCGAATGACCGACATCTTGACCAAATCTGAAATCTATGAAACTACTTCCCCCTGCCTGAGTGTTGCCGGACCCCGCAAGGACACGTCCGGCCAGGTGTTGCAGCCCCGGTAGCCCGATCCGGCTGTTTGTTATCTGAACGCAAGGCCCTCGTTAGCGCGAGAACCGCCGAAACTTGCTTCGTCTGGTCCCTGCAGTAGCAGACTCGACCGCCAGATCGTCTTGCAACTTCGGGGTTTCAGATGGCCGCTCAGACGGAATTCCAAGGCCTTTCAGCTATATTTACGCAGGAGTTCTCGACAAACGTCGAGTTGCTTCTGCAGCAGATGACTTCCAAGATTCGCGGCAAGGTTCGCGAAGGCGGTCATACCGGCAAGGCGGCATCGCCCATCAACCAGTTCGGCGAGGTCGCGGCCCGCGCGCCCACCGGCCGTTTTGCACCGCTGCAAATCCAGCAGCCCGACACCATCCGCCCGTGGGTGTTTCCGCAGCCGGTCGAAATCCCGCAACTGATCGATTCGTTCGACACCGAGGAAACCATCGTTTCCGCGCAGGGACCGTATGCGCAGGCAGCGGCAGCCGCGCTCGGTCGCGCCTATGACGACGCACTGATCACCGCATCCACGGCATCGCGCCAACTCGGCACCGATACCGGCACGCTGACGGCCACCAGCTATTCCACCACCAATTTCCAGGTGGCATCCACCTTCGGTTCATCGTCGGCGTCGGGGCTGTCGGTGGCGAAGATGATCGAGGCGCGGCGCGTTCTTGAGCATTACCACAACGATCTCGAGATGGACCCGCCGTTTATGGTCATCGGCAGCCAGCAGCACGCCGACCTGCTCAATCAGGTGCAGGTGGTGTCCACGGAGTTCAACGAGACGCCGGTGCTGCAGAACGGCCGCATCCGCCGCTTCCTCGGCTTCGAGCTCGTGGTGTCCGAGCGGCTTTCCACCGCGGCCAGCGTTCGTACCGTGTGGTGCGCGGTCAAGTCCGGCATGTATCTCGGCATCTGGAAGGACATGGTGAACTTCGCCGACTACCGCTACGACCTGTCCGGCCGGCCGCTGCAGTTGCTCACGCAGGCCATGTACGGCGCGTTGCGGCTGCAGGACGGCAAGGTGGTTTCGATCCTGTGCTCGGATAGCACGGGCAGCGACATTACGCCGTAAGGAGCCACCCATGGCCGTAGACGCACTCAAATCACAGTCGATCACCAACCTCGACTCTACGCCGATTGTCCAAAACTCTGCCGGGCAAGGCGCGCCGTCGCGGTTCATGGACGTGGACGATGTGATCGGCATTACCACCAACGGTCTTGCCTCCACCGGCTCGACCTACCGTGTGGTGCGGTTCCCAACCGGGGCAATCCCGAAGAACCTGACCATCTATACCGACAGCTATCTGGACAGCCATTCGACCCCGGCTGTGGTGATGGACCTTAACATCGCGTTCTCGGACTCGACCGTGGACGGCACGCAATCGGCGCTGCAGGGGCTGATCCCGCTCAACTCCAATACCGGCGGCACGACCAATATCACGTCGTATTCCAATCCGAACCTGATCTTCGGTCAGCTCACGCCGACCTCGGCCACGGCCGCCTATGGCCCGACTTCGCTGATCTTCAATGGCAGCCGCACCAGCTATTCGGCGCTCAATCTCACGCAGCAGCCGCTGTGGCAGACGTTCGGCTTCACGGACGGCCGCGGTTTGGCCGCCGATCCCGGCGGGTATTTCGACCTGCTGATCTACATCTCGACCGCGGCCAGTACGGCTCATGCCGCGAACCTTTACGCGCGGTTCAGTTACGCCAGGGCCTAAACAATGACGGCTGTATCGATCGCCATCAACCGCGGGCAGGCGGGCGTCAAACTCAGCGACTTCTCGGTTGCCGCGTCGGCGCCCACCGGTTCGGCCGATATCGAGCTGCGGTTCCAGTTGCTGGATGCCAACTCCAAGGCGCTGACCCGCGAGGATATCCGGCTGGCTATGCTGGCAATCGAGCGGTTCCTTGTGCAGCAGGGCTTGCAGTCGCCGGCTGGTACGTTCCCATACGCGTCTGGGTTGGGCATTTAAGGAGGCGGTGCATGACCGCCTCTCGCATAGCAACGGTTGCTGGACTGGCCGCTATCGCTGTTCTTGTGATGGCGGATGCACCACAGGAAAAGTCCGGCATTTATCTATCGTCCGGCGCCGGGCAATTCGGGCTGGCGATAGCTACCAACACGCAACTGACCGTGCCGCCCCTGACGACTTGTGCGTACATTACGGTTGAAACCGCCAGCGTGCGCCGGACCAGCGATACCACGTCGGCCACGACAACGAACGGCACATTGTTCGCGTCCGGCGCGCAATGGTCGGACTGCGGCCCGCTGGCGTCGTACAAGTTCACGGCGGTTTCCGGCTCACCCACGTTGGACGTGGAATACTTCAAATGAAAAAGATTATCCTGTTGCTTGCCGGTCTGGCGCTGGCCACGCCGGCTACCCCAGCTTTTGCACAAAGCCAACAGGGTGTGCCGCTCGGACCTGTGGGCGGAGCTGGTGGTGGCGGTGCCCCGACCGGTGCCGCCGGCGGCGACCTGTCCGGCACATATCCAAATCCAAGCGTTGCGAAAATTGCCGGCGTGGCGCCGGGCACAGGCGTCGCTGCCGCGCTCGGCAACACCGCGGGCGGAGCGGGCGGCTTCGCTCTTGTCTCTGCCGCAAACGTGGCATCCGTCTCTAATAGCGACGGCACGCTGACAATCTCGCCGACGACGGGCGCGGTTGTTGCTTCCGTAAATCAGGCGAACCCGTTCACATGGAGCGGCGCGGCAAATTTTACCAGCACGTTCAAAATCAACGGCAACACGATAACTTGGCCTGCTGCTGCGATCAGCGTGGCGCGGATTGATGCGGCGCAGACTTTCAACGGCACACAGACATTTCAGGCGCCTGGCGCGACCGGCAGCAATTCGTCTATCGCGTTGTCTCAGTCAACTACAAACACGTCATTTGAGTCTATCACTTACATCAACGACACTGGCGTCGGTACTGCCATTACTAGAGAGGTTAATTCAGCCGGCGCAAATACGACTCTTGTCAATGTGCCATCCAGTTTCGTTCTTGAAGGGATTGGAAGTGCTAACGGCGGTCTTTATCTCGGCACCGGCTCAAATAACGCGAATGTCGTGCTTTATGCTGGCGGTGTGAACCCGGCGACTAATACTGGGCTCACGATCAACGGAAGCACACGATTTGTATCTATGGCGCAAGCCGCAACAATAGGCTCATCCACGACGGCGGCCGGTCAAGGTGGGGACTTGGCACAGATCAAAGAAACCGACGCCGCTGCCGCTCCAGGCGCCGGTTTCGCGGTGCTCAAATGGGTTGCCGGGTCGGCAGGCTCATGTAATTTGATCGCCTATGCGGGTACAAGCACGACGCCGGTAACTATCGCCAGTACTGTCGGCTCGGGATGCTGACCATGAAAAAACCAATTCTCATCGCCGCCGCTCTCTTTCTAATTCCTGCCCGGAGTTTTGCGGCCGGTCTTGTGCCTTCGGTCAATGCGGACATGGGCTGCACGATTGCCGGGCAAACGTTGCAATATAACGGATCGGCATTGGCTTGCGCGGCGCCGACGCGACCTCTCGCAACGGTCGGAGCGGGCGGCGGTCAGTTGCCGACTTGTAATTCGACCACCAAGGGCGCGATGTATATCGTCACCGACGCCTTGACCCCGGTTGCCATTGCGACAGTCGTTGGTGGCGGCGCGGTGTCAATTGGCGTTACCTGCAACGGCACGAATTGGATTGTGCAATGATGAGATTGATCGCCTTCGCTCTATGTCTCGTAACGTTGCCGGCTTATGCGCAACAGCCTACGCCAAGCCAGACCGCAATCCAGATCGACAACGTCATCAATCAATGGGCGCAGACTATCGAGGCTTTGCAACGCGAGAATGCCGATTTGAAAAAGCAGATTGAGGATGCGAAGGCGGCGAAGGCTGACCCGGACAAGAAGTGAGCCGGCCTTGATCTAGTACCGCGTTGCGTTAATCGGCCCCTACAGGTAGATTGGCGCCATGGCGTTTCAAACCTCCGCAAACATAGGCGACCGTGCATTGCAACATTGCGGTCTGCCGCGCATGGACGCGACGCTTGGCTTTACCGAGGGCACCGAACGCGCCAACGAGGTCAGTTTCGCCTATGGCAAGCTCAAAGTCGCCGAGCTGCAGCGGGCGATGTGGACGTTCTCGACCCGGCTGGCGCCGCTCCGGGCAATCGATTCCAATACCATGCTGCTGTCGCCCGCGTTGTGGCAGTCCGGCACCACATATTTCAAGGGTTCGCTGGTCGTCGACCAGGACAACACCATCTGGCAATCCCGCATCGTCAACAATCTCGGCAACCAGCCGGGGCAGCCCGGCGCCATTTTCGCATGGGAGCCGTATTTCGGGCCGCTGACGGTCACGGCCTATGACGGGACCAAGGTGTATTTTGCCGGTGAGGTCGTCTACACGGCGCCGGGCGACGGTACCTACAACGTCTATGTATCGAAAGTCAGCAACAACGCGCTCGACCCGTCGCTGCCGAACCAATGGGCATCGACCACCACATATTTTCAGAATGCCGTGGTGCAGCAGTTCCCGGCATGGGCAGTCGGGACCACCTACGGCAAAGGCGCTACGGTCACTTACACGGACGGCAACACCTATTCCTCGGTGACCTCGGGCAATGTCGGCAATATCCCGCCGTCGAACTCGAGCAGCTGGTGGCCGGTACCGGTGCTGATCCTGCAGTCGCTTGCCGTGCCGGCCATGAGCCAGCCGCCGATCACCCCGACCTCAAGTCCGATCATCGAATGGAATGTAGGCACGGTCTATTCCATCGGCAGCTTCGTGATGTTCGCCGGCAATGCCTACGTGTCGATCGCCAATGCCAATACCGGCAATTATCCCAATGCCGCAGGATCGAGCTCGTGGGCCGTGCTATCCGGCGGCGTGCAGTACATGAGCCTGATCGACCTTAACACCAACAACAATCCCGCCAATGCGCCGGCACTGTGGGCGGTCGGCACCACCTATGCCACCGGCAATCAGGTCGGTGGCAGCGACGGCAATATCTACACGTCGGTTGGCAACGGCAACGTCGGCAACAATCCAGTGACCGACGGTGGCGTGCATTGGACCAATACCGGCGTGCTCAATCCATGGACCACGGTGTTCACGCTGGGGCCGGGCAATCAGCAGTGGCTGCAGATCGGTGGCGCGGCTGCGCCTTCCGGTGTGGCGTTGGCGCAACTCGACATCGTATGGCCGGTCGGTAGCGGGCCTTCCTCGCAGTTCCAGACCAAGAACGTGTACCGGCTGCCGGCCGGCTTTTTGCGTGTGGCACCGCAGAATCCCAAGGGCGATGTCGACCCGTGGCTGGGCGGCCCCGCGGGCAACGTGCAGAACGACTGGACCTATTACGGCGGGGCTTATTTCACGACATGGGATTTCGGGCCGATCATCTATCGTTTCTGTGCCGATGTGGTCGACGTGACCCAATTCGACCCGATGTTCTGCGAGGGACTGGCCGCGCGCATCGGCATGGAAGTGTGCCAGACGCTCACCCAATCCGACGCCAAGATGCAGGGCATCAAGCAGGCATATGCTCTGGCCATGCGCGAGGCACGAACCGTTAATGCGATCGAAGCCGGGTTTGCTGCGCCTCCCCAGGATGAATACGTGACCGTGCGGTGGTAGCATATTATGGCAGATGCAACCTACGCGGTTACTTCATTTTTAGGCGGGGAACTGAGCGAATTTGCTCAAGGGCGTTTCAATAAGCCCGACTATCAGATTAGTCTCAACGTCTGCCTCAACTCATTCCCCGTGGAAATCGGGCCGTGGGTGCGCCGTCCGGGTACGGCATTTGCCGGCGCAACATACGGCGGCAAGCCCGGCCGTGTCATCTCATGGGCATTCGAGCAGATCAGTCCGGTTACGTTGGAATTCACGGACGGGAATGTATGCTTCCGTTCCGGCACTCGCTGGCTGACCAATAACGATAGCCAGTCGGTATCGTCCATTTCGACCGCCAATCCGGCCGTGGTGACCGTGACCGGCACATCGCCGGCAACCGGCAAGCGGGTGAAATTCGCCAATCTCGGCGCGACATGCCCGCTGTTGCAGAACCGGCAGTTCACCTGGACCAATACCGGTGGCACGACCGGCACCATTGCTGACGCGCTGACCGGCGCAACAATCGACGGCTCTACATTGGGTGTGGGTAGTCTTGCCGCGGGCGCAACCGTATCGAGCATCGAGGATGTAATCACGCCGTATATCGGCGGCTCATGGTCGTCGCTGCGCATGGTACAGGCCGAAACCACCGGCATTCTGTTGCAAGGCAGCGTGGCTCCGCAGGCACTGACGGTAGCTACGCCGCTGCCAACCACGACCGATCCGGTGTTTTCGCTGACCACCGCGGTATTTAACGACGGGCCTTACCTCGACCCATTCACCAACGGCGTGCAAGCGGTTCCGGCGTCGACCACCGGTCTGATCCAACTCACGCTGCAATTCCCGGCATATTCGTCGACCACATCCTACGCGGTCGGGGATTTTGTCACGTCGTCGGCCATTAACTACGAGTCCCTGATCGACCAGAACATCAACAACTCCCCGGCCTCGCACAGCGCGGCATGGGTTGCGGTCAGCGGTGGCGTGGCCATCAACAATGGGCGTGGATTTCTCGGCACCGATATCGGCCGGCTGGTGCGGCTTTATTCCGAGCCACCGTATTGGAACGCCGCGACCAGTTATGCCGCAGCTGCGGTTATCACATACAATCCAACTGGACTACCGGGCCAGGGAACTTATTGGCAATCACTGACCGGCGGCAGTGCCCATGTGCCCGGCGCCGACGATACAAACTGGGAACTGGTTGCGCCCGGCGCCACGTTGCCGTCGATACCCAATTTCACCAATCCGCTCGCCGCGGCCGGTCCCGCGCAATGGACCTGGGGCAAAATTGTCTCGCTACTCAACTTTATTCCGGGCGGAATATCCGGCGTGGCACAGATCGGCAACATGACCCTCAATGGCGGTCTGTCTGCTGGATTTGACGGTAATACCAGCAAGGGTGTCGGCGCGTCGCCTACGGCCATCGGGTCGGCCGTCGTGAACATCGGCAACAATCTGCAGTTCAACCTGTTTGTCGGCCAGGACTACGGCGCCACCAGCGCCAGCAACTATGCGATCGATCACATCACGGTCTGGCCGACAACCGACGATGGTTTCATTGCTTTCGATCCAAACATCCAGAATGTCAGTGGCACATTGAGTTGTACGTTCACCTTGTATGCGTCGAACAGCGCACCCGCAACCGCACTCAGCGGCACAGCTCTTGGGACAACAGAAATTCAGGTCACCGGCGTATTTCCCAAAGGGGTCAATTCGGTTCTTGGGTCGGCCCCGGTAACGATAACCTCGACCAACAAGACCACCGGTTACCGCTATGTATGGGTGGCACTGACCACAAATTTCAATATGAATGCTGGCAATCCGACTAACGCCGGCATGATCATAACGCTCGCACAATTGCAGGTATTCTCTGCGACTACGAGTTCGGACGTTAGTGCCGGCTGTAATGTGGAAATCATCGGGCCGCCGCTGCTCTACACCGCACCAATCGCGACATGGCAACTTGGCGCCTACAGTAATACGACCGGCTGGCCGACCTGCGGCTGCTATGCCTCGGGCCGTTTATGGCTTGGCGGCGCTGTCGCCAACCGGTTCGATGCCAGCGTGTCAAACGGCATCAACGGCAGCTCGGTCAATTTTGCACCGACCGATCAGTACGGTAATGTGCTGGCATCGAGCGGCATTTCCTACACGCTCAATGAGGACAGCGTTAATCCGATCTATTGGATGGTGCCGGACCTGCAGGGCATCATTTTCGGCACCCAGCAGAAAGAAATATTGCTGTTCGCGCCGGGCCAGGGCGGCTTTGCCCCGAACAATATCGACTCGCGGCCGGCAGGACGGCACGGCTGCGCCAATGTCGAGCCGCGGCCGACCGAGCATACCTACGTGTTCGTGCAGCGGTATTCGCTGAAACTTCTGGAATACTTCGCGGATGTGTTCTCGGGAAAGTTCACCGCGCCTAACCTTGCCGATAAGGCTCAGCACATCACCCGCAACGGCATTGCCGAGATTGCTTATACCTATGCGGCAACCCCGATCATCTGGGGCCGCGACACCACCAACGCGCTGTTCGGCTGCACCTACAAACGCGATACGCTGATGACCTCGCAGGGGCCCACCTATTATGCTTGGCACCGGCACGCGCTTGGTTCGGGCCGCGTGGTGGAAAGCATCACTGCCGGACCGTCCATGGGCGGCAACCTCGATGCACTGACCATGGTGACCGACAACGTGGCCGCGGCGTTGCGTCATGTGGAGATACTGACCGACAGCATGGACGAGTTGACCCCGCTGGGCAATGCGTGGCTTGTCGACGATGCTGTGGTGCCGTCATCGACCACCACCACGAACACAGGAGGCGTAGGCTATGGCGGACTTGCCATCAACGGACTGTGGCATCTCAATGGAAGTGTTGTGTCGGTATTTGCCGGGGGACTCGACTGCGGTGACTATACAATTTCCAACGGGTCGTGTTTCGTCCCCTACGGAGATTCGATATCTGCAGGAACGGGCGGAGGATTGTTTACGGCTACTTTCGCAGCCGCAGCCATCGCGGCCAACCAAATCGTAATCGGCTTTACCTATAACAGCGACGGCCAATTGGTCCGGCCGCAAATGCCGGCCGAGGGTGGCTTCCGCAACGGGCCGGGGCTGGGCAAGCGCCGCCGTTTCCATAAGGTCGCCGCACAGCTGGTCGGGCTGGGCATGGGCAATGCGCGCAACCAGTCCGCGCTGCAGATCGGCCGCGACTTCACCCATCTGACGCCGGTGATTATCTCGCCGCAGGTCGTGCCAAACCAGCCGCAGATGTCGCCGGGACAGGCATTCAGCGGCATCTGGAAGGACACGGTTTCGGCGGAAAGCAATTTCGATGGTATGGTGGCCTGGCGCGTGTCGCGGCCGTTGCCGGCCTTCCTTGTGGCAATAGAGCCGATGCTGCATGGGAGCGATGAGTAGTGGCCAGCATCGGTGGGGCATTAGCGGGGTTAACTGCCGGCATCGGCGACATCTATTCGTCCGAGGCGTCCAAGGCCAAGGCCGCCTATGACATCACCGAGGGCAAAGAGTACAGCGAGGCTGCGGCGCTGGCCGGCCAGAACGAACAGTTTACGCAGATGTCGACGGCCATCAAGGAGGCGCAGCAATCGCGCCAGATCGCTATGGGCGAGGGTGCGACCGAGGCCGGTGTTGCCGGTGCGGGTTTTGCCAAGTCAGGCTCGGCCTTGGACATCATGCGCTCCAACGCACAGCAGGGTGCGCTGCAGCAGGCCGTGACCGGACAACAGGGGCTGATTACAGAAGCCGGCTATGCCGAGCAACAGGCAAGCTACACCCTGATGGCGGGCGCTGCAGATCAAGCAGCCGCTGCCGAAGAAACGGCCGCCAAGGGTGAAATGATCGAGGGTGTCATCAACCTCGCAACAGCGAACTGGCGCGGCTGATGCCAACGATCCCCGAGTATAATGCCCCGCAACTCGACATTCGCCCGAGTGAGATCGGCGTGGAATCGGTGGCCGCTGCCGGCCGGCGGCTGGGCGTGTACGGCTCGCAGATAGCGCAGGCCAAGGAGAACGAGGGCAAGGCCATCGCCGGGTCGGTCAAGACTGTTGGTGACATAGCCAACGATACCGCAACGCATTTGGAAGTCGCCCAAGGGGCCCGCCACGGCGCCGCTCTCATGGCCAGCGCCACACAGGGTCTCAATAGCTACATGAGCGGGGCCGATATCCCCGACGACCCAAACGATCCCAATGCCAAGAAGGCCGCGCTCGACCAGCGGCTGAACAACCCCAAGGCCGCACAGCAATGGATCGACAAGAACCTTGAGCCGTCGCTTGAGAGTTTCCAGGCCGGGTTTCTGACCGAGGGCGGCCAGCAATACGCGCAACGGTTCACGTCCGAGCTCCGCAGCCACATGACAACGGCTGCCATGGCGGACCAGTCGACCGCCGCCGGCATTGCCATGAAGGATAACCTGCAGAAAACTGCAGATGGCTACGCCACGGCTGCGTTCAACAGTCACAATCTGCACGACGTGACCGGCTACATCAACGCATTCGATCATGCGATCGGTGCGATCAGCAGCACCAGCCCGACCATCAACGCGGACGGGCAGGCGCGCATCAAGGAATGGGCCGAGCAGGAGAAGGCGAAGATCGTCACCAGCGCGGTGCAGGGCCGCATCATGGCTGGCGGTTCGTATCAGGATATCACCAAAGCATTCCCGCAATATGTGCAGCCGGGACAGAATGCGCAGTTCGAGAAGCAGGAACAGTTTTATCAAAAGAGTATTGACCACGCGCAAAAATCTCAAATCCAGATGGACCATTTTCTGGCGGAGGACAAAGCAAATACGTTCATCAACGACGCCTACAGCAAATATGCTCATCCCCAGCCGGATGGAACTGTCAGATACGACCCACAATATTCTCTCGAAGTGGGCAAGGTGCCGACAATGTTTCGTGATGCGCCCAATGCTGTAGAAAAGGCACAGCGGCAACAAGCACTTGTTGAAGCATCCCACAAGGCGCCCCCGGTGTCTGACAATCAGGAAACCGTTGCCGCTACAATGGCAACGATCACAGACCCGAAGGCATCGCATGATGAGGCCAATGCAGCCATAGACAAGGCCGCGATCTTAAAAACCATTACGCCAGAAACAGAAAGGCAGATGCGGCAGTTAACCACTGACCTGCGCAACCTCAACGATCCGGTGCTCACCAAGACCATGGAAGCGGCCAAGGCGATCATCTCGCCGAGCATGGGCGCGGCCGGACAGATGAATCCTGCCGGCTACCAGCAGTTCTATTACGACTTCATCCACAATCATTACCTGCCGGATAAGGTGGCAGGAAAAGACCTATCCAATGCTTTGAATCTAAAAGACCCTGAATCGATGATATCGAAAGCTATTGAAGCGGCCGCGCCGGGAGTAGTTGATAGAGTGCAAGCCAATGGTGGTGTCGGCGCGCCGCTGCCGGTCTATACGGCGCCAGCCAAACCTGCGGCACCGGCTGCATTACCGGTCGGGACCGAGCGATCATTCCAAGGCACGACCTACAAGTTCAAGGGCGGCAACCAGTTGGACAAAGCCAATTGGGAGCCGGTTAGCTGATGGCCGAGACCGCACCATGGGATGCCCCGCAGCAATCGGAAACCCCGCCATGGGGCTCGCCCGAGCCGCAGGAGGGCCTTCTGGCCAAGGGCGTTGGTATGCTCGGCACCAGCGAGGGCCGTGGCCAGCTATTGCAGGGCGTCACCAAATTCCCAGCCGACCTGCTCAAGGGCACGTTGGACTGGTTTGAAACACCGGGTAAAGCAGTCAAAGAAGGACTGACATCAGCAGAAGAAATCAGCTTCGGCCTCAACACTGCATTAGGTACGGTCGGCAGCAAGACCATCCCGCGTGGTCCTGTCGAGGCCATCGCTCCAATTGCCAAACAATTCGACGACGGCATCATCGCCCCGGCTGCACAACGGCTGGACAGCTATGCCCGCGTGGGCGACCCCGACGGCGTGCGGCTTGAGCCGCCAACGCCAGAGACAGTGCCGGCGCCGATCCGGCCGATCGAGGGCTCGCCATTCGCCGGCATCCCGCGTTCGGTGGCGGCCAAGACCGGCATTCCCGAGGTCGACCTGGTGCTCAACTCGCCGGTGACCAAGGCCGTGATCGACAATCCCGTGGTCGACCGTTCGCATGACGTGCCGTACATGGCCGGCGCGTCCGATCCGATCAATAATCCAACCGTGTTCGTCGACAGGCATGTGCCGAAGGAACAAACCATCGGTGGCATTACGTTTGATCCGGCCGATCCGTGGGTGGTGCATGAGAATGTCGAACAGCACACCATGGACATTCTGATCAAGGCCGGGATGGACGACGAGACAGCGTACAAGGTCGCGCATTTCAACTTCGCCGAACCTGCCGAACAGGCATGGTATCGCGCGCACGGCATCGATCAGGTGGCGGCCGAGAAGGAGCAGATGTCGTGGCTGCCGAAAATCCAGGGTGAGAACACCGGCGGGGATGTGCCGGCAAGTCTTTATCAGAAGCCGTACCCGCACGATCATGTGCCGAACATCGACCGCGAGCCGGTAACAGAAACCAAGCCCACACCGGAAGAAACCGCACGCGGCTACGACATCATCCGCAACGCGCCGGAACTGCGGCCCAAATCCGCCCAACCGATGCTGCAGCAGGCGCGTGAGCTGGGAGTGATCGGCGATGACCGTGCCGCGCCGTCGCTCAACGAATTGCCGCCCAAGGAAGCTGGCCGCGCTGCGATGGCTGCCGGCCGACCGCCGGACAAGGTGACTGGCGAGGTCAAACCGGAACAGACCGAGTGGCGCAAGCGGTGGGAACGCACGCTGGACAATATGGCGACGCGCGACGATGTGCGTCAGGTCATTGGTGGCATCGTCGACGCCAACGATGAATTTGCCGCCGCGCGTATTGGCGACATGCGGCCGGTACAGATCGAGCAGATTGCCAGTGTCACTGGATTGGACTCGACCAAAATCGATGTTGCCGGGACCAGCAGTAAGATCAAGAGCGATGTGGAACTGCGTAATTTCACCGAGGCATTCCGCACCATCAACGACAAGATTGCCACTGCTGCGGATGAACTGCGTGCCAAGCGTGGCATCGACGACTCTGCCGAAGGCGTCGCGCTCATGCAGTTGGAACTGCAGCGGCAGTTGATGCTGGATTCGACCGTGGCCGTGAAAGGTTATGCAGCATTACGCGCCGAGTGGGGCCGGGCTGGCAATACCTTGCGCGACTTTCAGAAGTCCATGCGCGATGCCGCAGGCGTTGAAAAACTCAAGGGTATCGACGACCTGCGCGAGCGTGCCAAGCTGATTGCCGAAGCGCCCGCTGCGGCTCGCCCGCGCATTCTTGTTCTCAGCCCGTTCAAGCCGATGCCTTGGTATTACTGGACGGTCCAGAACTTGCTCATCTCAGGTCCGATCACTCACGCCGGATACTCGGCAGTCAACGGCGTTGAGATAATGCTGGATCACGTCATTGCGCCACTTGGCCAGCAACTGCTCAACAAAGTGCGTGGTGCACCGGCAGACTTTGGCGCGCCGCTCGAAGCCTACAATGCCATTGTTCGTTCGGTGCCGCACGCATTTCAAAAGGCCGTGCTGGCATTCAAGAGCGGCCAGCGCGTGCCGCTATTGAGCGAATGGGAGCTGGCAAAGCGGCAACTGGAAAACCCGGAAGCGGAAGGCGCGCAGGTTCCGTACACCAGCACGTCAGGTCCCGAGTGGGGCCTATGGAAGAAAGTGTTTAACGACGAGCAATTGGCAAAAGCGGAACGGGTGATTGGCGTGTTCGGCCGCTCAGCCAATTTCCAGCACACCTTTTTCAAGTTCATGGGCGAGAGCGCAGCCACAGCCACGGAAGCATACAAGGCGGCGGCACGTGAAGGTTTATCGCCTTCAATGATCGACAAGGAAGGTAACACACAGTTCTGGTCGCGCTATCAATACCACACGGCAAATCTATCGGACGAGGCATTAACGAGAGTGATCGACAGTTCCTATGAAGGCACCTTCATGGAAAAGCTCGGTGAGCAAACCCGAGTGTTCTCCGAACTCGCACGCAATACGCCGCTGAAATGGGTGTTCATGTTCACCCATATTCCGATGAACATTGCCCGTGCCGGTGTGCGGTATTCATGGATGGCAGCCGCGACATTGCCGGTCGAGGCATCGAGGATTGGTTCCGCATTGCGCGGCGAACTCGGTGTCGAGGCGCAGAACCTCGCGTTGGTCAAGGCTTCGATCGGCACTGCAGTCGGGACATATTTTATCAACCTAGCGCTTAGCGGCCAGAGCACCGGCGATTATCCGACCGATGAGAAGGAACGTAACCGCTGGAAGATCATGGGCATTCAGCCCAATTCCGTTCTGGTTAACGGTCAATGGCAGAACCTGGAACGGCTTGGTCCGGTCATGGGGGCCGTGCCGCGGCTGGCCGCCAACTACGCCGCGATCATCAAGCAGTACGAGGGCGATCAGGATGAATCGCTGATGAAGGCGGCATTCTTGATGGGGCTTGGAACGGCCAAGGTGGTCACTGATGACGTTGGGTTCCAGACCGTGCGCAATCTGGTCAATGCCATCGAGAACCCGAAGGAAGCAGCCAAGGAAGCTGCCTACCAGGCGGCTTCCTATCTCGACCCGTTCACCATGGGCGCCCAGCTCGCCAGCGAGCACGATCCGTTCATGCGCGAAGCCGACACGGTTCTGCGCGGCATCATGATGAGGACGCCGTATGCCCGCGAGGAATTGATGCCGAAACGTGATCCGCTTTATGGCGAGCCCGTGCCAAATCCCGGCTACCATGCTGCACCGTTTCGGTCGGCGCCGGTCAATACGGATGCAGTCAAAGCCGAGCTTGACCGTCTCAAATACTATCCAGAGGCCCCGCAGCGCACCATCGGTCACGTCAAGCTCAACGACGACCAATACGACCGATATGAAGCTACTGCCGGGCCACTTGTGAAACAGATGTTGGCAAAAGACATGCAAACGTCGCTGTACCAGAATGCCCCGGATGCGCAGAAAGCCGCGCGGGCCAAAGGTATTATCGAATATGCTCGCGCGAAAGCCAGAGCGGCATTGCAAATGGATGCCGCGCACCTGATCCGGCAGGGCATCGACAACCGGACGCGGCAGATCACCGGCACGGTATCGACAGGAGCCACCCCATGATGCTATTCTCCACCCGCATGTGGAAACACTTGCTGTCAGCCCCCGCTGCCGCGCTTGGTTTGCTGCTGAGCGCGGCAGTTTGTTGTGGGCAATCGGCCCCACCAAATCTGCCGTCGCAGACCGTCTATGGTCGGCTTGGCATTGTAGGTCAGCCGCCAGGGCCGGGGCAGGCGATACCGTTTGCAACACTGACCAACAATCTGTTTGCGACGGGCTTTAACAATCAAACGACGCTGCTGCCAAGTGCACTCGACGCCAACAAAGCCTATACGGCGTTCTTCAATCCCTGCGTCAATGCCACGACGTATCCATGTACCGGCGGTTCAGCGCTGCCATCGAATGGCGTCATCTTTAATATGAACCGCGTGAAGGTCGGCGAGGCGTCACTGGCGTCAGCTGACTATCTGCTCGCGGGCCTTCCCTCAACGCCATCGTGGCTCGATACGCTATTCAATCGGGCCATCGTCGGAACATCGCAACTCGCGTCCGGCACAGCACTCGGCACAACAGGCATCACCGGCTACGCGCGAACCTCAGATTTTTTCAATTATGCAGGAAGTGCATCGGCCGGTTCGCAAGGCGGTCTGTTCATTGCCTACAATGACGATACGTTCGGACATTCTCCGATAGCTGATGCTATTCTTGGCATTGGCGTACAGCACAGTGGATGCTATTCTACTGGGAGCAATGGCTGCACAACACTCGGCCAACAACTCGACATCAACGCTGCGACGACGGCCGATGTCACACCGAACGCCAATGCCAATGGCGAAACCCTTGGGCTTCTGATCACGTCCGGCGCCTATGCGGGGCTTGCAGCGGCGAAACCATCGGCCGCCATCGACATCGCTTACGGCGGCTATCACACTTTCCGCAGAGGCATTAACGTCCTCGCCACGGCGCTCGATCCAACTGTCGGCTGCGGCGGCTCTTGTTCGATCTTCGCGGACCTGCCCGGTGGTGGCAATTCTGGCCATGCCGCTACGATCCGCTGGCTTGATAGCACGCCGGGAGTGGACAGCGAAATTTGGGGCGACGGTAACGGCTTCAACGTCAATTCGATCTCGCGTTTCGTTGGCCAGATTACCGGCATTGATAATGCTCTCGGTGGCTCGCAGCCGACAAATGCCGGCGATGGGTTGTTGCTGGAAAACACGACTGCGGCGGCCAACGGCGCGCAGCAAAGTAGCCCGAACGTACACTTGTCGGGCCAGGGTTGGAAAACGGCCTCCACAGCGGCTAGTCAAAATACCGACTGGTTCATCAACGTGGCGCCCATTCAAGGCTCGACCGCACCGACAAGCCTATTGCAATTTAGTTCACTCATCGGCAGCGGCAGCGTGACGACACAGGCAACACTATCCAGCAGCGGCGTTTTCACTGTGGCCGGTGTCAGCGCGCCTGCCTCTACAAATCTAGCTCTCAACGCTCCAACCGGACAGGACATTCAGTTTCAGGTCAACGGGAGTGCAATCACTGTTCAGCAGGCCGCCGTTTTCGAACCTACAGTAGACAATGCTATAGCGCTGGGTGGGACTTCAAATCGCTGGTCAACGGCCTACGCCGTTCAGTTCATCGGCAATCTTGCAGCATTCTACTATAACAACACAACTGAAATGGGCCGCATCACCGCCTTCAACGGCAACATGGGATTTGATACGAACGCCGGCTTGACGCATTCAATGGCCCTTTACACCAGCGGCGGCGTCGTCATCGGCACGACACCTCCCGGCGATCCCAGCGCCAACAATCTGGCCGTCCAGGGTACAGTCAAGGCAACAGGCGGCTTCATCGCCAACACCTCGACCGGCCTGACCCAAACCTGTACCGTCAACCAAGCCAAGACGTTGGTGTTCACACTCGGCATCCTCACAGGCGGATCATGCAATTCGTAATCGCAATGATGCTCACACTGCTCGCCGCTTCGGCGCTTGCCCAGCAACCAATACCGCAAGGCGCCGATCCAGCGTTCTTGCAGCAGGCGCTTAATGCCCTACAAGCGCAACGCAACCGCGCCTTGGACGAGGCGGCCGCGGCAGAGGCACAGCTTGGACAGGCACAAAAGACAATTGCGGATTTGCAAAAGCAGATTGCGGACAAGCCCAAGGATAAGCCAAAACCATGAGATACTCCGACATCTGGCCGCGCTACGCCAAATACTGGGACACGATGACCATCAATGCCGGCCGCGTACAGCAGTTCACGGACGAGGCGCAGTTTGCGATCAACAACAAGGTCACCTATCAGGTTCTCGAATCCAAAACGCGCGTGCCGTGGCAAATGCTGGCCTGCATTCACCGCCGCGAGAGCGATGCAAATTTCAAGACCTATCTCGGCAACGGCCAATCGCTGACGATCAGAACAACCGAAGTCCCGGCCGGTCGCGGCCCGTTCACCGGCCCGAATGCGTTCGTCGACGGTGCCGTGGACGCGATTAACGTTGAAGGATGGGGCAGCATCAGCGATTGGCGGCTGGAAAAGGAGCTCTACTACACGCTGCTGTTCAATGGCGTCGGCAGTGAGAATTGGGGCCATCCGTCGTCGTACATCTGGGGCGGCACCAACATTCAACAGCCCGGCAAGTGGATTCGCGATCATGTCTGGTCATCGACCGTCATGGACCCGCAACCAGGTTGCGCGCCGCTGTTGCGGATGATCGCCAAGCTCGATCCAACCGTGACCTTCACGCGAGAGACGGCATGAGAAAACTCGCGTTTACAGTGGCGGCAGTCGGCATCGTTGCCATTGCGATCTACGAACTCGCGCCAGCCGTCATTGGCCTTGGACTGCTCTACGTGATAAAACTTCATGTTGATTGTTTGACGATGGGATGCAGCTAAATGACTCCGGCACACTGGTTTTTCTTCGGCGTGGCTTGCATGATAAATGCGCCGACAGACTGCACGCGCGTAGTGTTCGACCAACCCATGCGCGTGACCGATCTCAGATACACCGTTCCGTCGCCACCTTTGGTGTTCGATAATCCCGGCGATTGCATAAATGCTATCCCGCTCGAACTCGACCGGCACAAGCCGTATAAGGTTCCGGGAATGGAGTGGACTGAAATAGGCTGCACACAGAGAGAGACACCATGAGCGTTCGCGCAATTCTCGGCGTCATGTTGACCGGCGCATTTGTCGGGCTGATTTTCTTGCTGGCGTGGCAGGGCAAGACCGATACGCAGACGTTCAATCTGCTGGTTGGCGCCATGACCGGCGCGGCGCTGGGACATGTGCTGGGCTTCTATTTTGGCACGACCCAAAGCAGCAACACCAAAGACGACACCATCAACGCACTGTCGGGCGGCGCCGCAGCTCCGGTCGCGGTGGAACCGACCAGGGTGCCTGGACAGGGTGCCTAATTTAGTTGGCGAGTGTTGCCCCAAAGCCACAACTCTAAGCGTATGGTGTAGCGTCAATTCACAGGAGAATACCATGCGCAAATTACTTCTGCTCACCATAGCGCTGACCGCGCTGGCAATGCCGGCGATGGCGGCGGATATGGCGGCCAAGGCGAATCCGCCAAGCCCGCTTTTCACCGGCTATCCTTACGGAAGTTCGGGCGTCATCTTCGGTCTCTATACCGAAGGCGGCGGTGGTCCCGTCAATGGTGCCGCAGCGGTGCCCGGTGGTGCCGTCAATCCCAATGGCCTCGTTGAACTGAACGCCGCGTTCGGCGCGACCGTAGGCTACGCTTGGGGCGCAAAAAACAGCCCCTTTGCTTACTCTGTCGAAGCCGACGTCGGCGGCACAAACTTCAACGGCTCGCAACAGGGCTTTAGCATTGGCGGCCCACTCGAAGGCGAATTCAGGGTCGTTGCCTATACACCGGCCGCCAACCTGACGCAGTGGCTTCCCAACGCTCCCAACCTGGGCACACCGCCGCCGTTCAATGTTCTGCCGGCGGGCGTGACTGCATCGAATATCCAGGTTGGTCTCATGGGAGGCGTGCACTGGAACGACGTTTCTCTCAACTTCCAAGGTCTGTCGAGCAACAAGGAATTCCGGGCAGCACCGATGTTCGGTATTGTTCAGATGGAGCAGTTGTCGAACGGCGTCGCACTGCGAACCTACATCAAAGACGTTGTTTCGCAGCAGTCAATCACCGTCGGCCCTATCCCAACCAAAGTGGCCAGTGGCGGTTTGACCAATCAGGTGCTCGCTGGATTTAGCGTTCTCTGGTAAGCGCCGAGGGAGTAGCGTCAGTCAGTACGGTATGGCCGCGCGACAATGCCGGCCATACCTTAGTCTTGGGACTTGTGGATGAATGCGAAAGTATTGGCGGGTTTGTTAGGATAACGATGGATTGGATGAACAGCGCGGATTTGGAAAACATCTTGCGAGCGCTGGAAATTATCAGCGTTATAGCGGGGGGAGGCGCAATTGTCTGGCGCATGGCCAACATGGCTACCAGATTTGAAATGATCGGCGCCCAGCAATCCAAGGAAATTCAGGAATTAAAAAAAGGCATCGAAGCATTAAGCAGCGTGCTCGTTACGCTCGCCCAGCAAAGCGGCCGGATCGATCGCATCGAGGACCGACAGATGGCCGAAGGCAGGCGCGTCGACGAAATA